CAAATGCGGTAAACATCACTTCGGTTGGGTCTAGCAATTCAGCCATTTTTTATCTCCTATCTATTTAATATAAATATACATTTCTTTTAAAAGTTACTATCTTCTATTCCGGAAATGCTGCACCAGTTGGTAAAATATTGAAATCAATTATAATAAATTCAGCCGTCTTAGTTGGTTGCAAGAATAACTGACCTACCATTTGGTTTCTATCTATTACATCTGGTGTATTATTAGTTTCGTCCATTACTACTTTGAAAGCATATAGACCTTGTCTTTGTTGTACTGATTCTAAATATGGATTAACTATATTCAAGAATCTTAATCTAGTTGCTGCAGTATTTTGTTCAAATACAAGGAACTTAGTTGCTGATGCAATAAATTTCTTAGCTGCAATTAATAATCTTCGAACATTTACTCTATCTAATGCACTAGCCTTTTTCTGTAATGTTTTTTGTCCCCATGCACAAATTCCTGTATTAGGAAAAGTTGCAATTGGATTAACATTTGATAAGTATAATGTATCTCTATTGGTATGAGTTAATTTTCTCTCTGCCATAATAGCCATATCAATTCCACCTCTATTTAAACCTGCAGGTGCAAACCATTCAGCTGCTACTCTATCATTGAATGCATATACTCCTGGCATTACTACTGATGGTGGAACCCATACATTTTTACCTAAATCATTATCAGGTACTTGTACCCATGGCCAATACATTGCAGCATAATTAGAATCTCTTCCTTCTGCTTGAGTTGTTGCTTGAGATAAAGTTGAACCATATGCTACTGGATCTACTATTGCAAAACAATCACCTCTATCTTCACACATATCAACTGCTTTAGTAATTACTGCTGCCGCATTTGATTGATTATCAACTAATCCAGGTAACATTAATAAATTAATATCATATTCATCTTGGTTAGATAATATATTAATTGCATCTTCATATGCAGTTAATCCTTCGGCTGCTACACCTAAATTAAATCCTTGCATATTAGTATTAGTAATTTCATTATAGAATTTTCTTGGATGTTGTACATCACCATCTGAACCTCCTTGGAATGAACCTGAAGATACTTGTGGTAATGAACCTGATAAGTTTGCATCTCTAATATTTCCATTTGCATCTAAATAATTATAAGTTGTTACATGAGTTGTAACTCTTACATATTTTGATTTGTTAACAAATGAACCTGACATTTGCAAGAATGGATCTGTACCACCTGAATCTCTTAATGTTACTGATTGGTCTCCAATTACTTTTGAAATAAAATTATTTGAATTAGGATCTAATGTTAAATTATTATATTGTTCTAGAATTGATTTTCTTTTATCAGTATCATCACCTCTTCTAATCAATAAGTTAAATGTACCTTTTGCATTATTAACAGATGTTACTTCAAATTTAAAATTATCTTTTGAACCTGATAAAAATAATCCATTAGTTCCTGTTGGTCCATTACTATTAAGAATTTCACCATCATTTAAAGATGTTAAAGTGAAGCAATTAAAAATAGAACTACTAGTATTAGTACCTGCATTTGATTGTGATACAACTGCACTTGCAGGACTAAAATTTCCTGCCAATACTCTAACAACTGTTAATGTATCTGCATGTCTTAAATATTCTTGCGCTGCATATGATGTTAAATACGCATATGATGCTTCTGATGTACCAGATCCACTACTAAACGTATCTCCAAATATTTGTGCATATTCAGAATAACTAGATACAATTGTAGGAATTCCAGCTGGTCCTTTAACTGTTGGTCCAACCAATGCTGCGCCAATTGCAGCTACTCCTGCTGGTAAAAAGGATTGGTCTACTTCTCTTGTAAATACACCAGGGCTAACTATTTTTTCTGCCATTCGTTTACTCCTTGTTTAATTTTATAATAAATATACGAAAATGGCATCAAACCATTATTTTGCAGGTACAAATTCTCCCGATTCAATATCTACTGTTCCTGCCCCGTATTTTTCTTTTAACTTCTCAACCATATCAGATTCTTGTTTTTGTAAATCAGCATAACTTTTTTCTGCTGCATCTTCTAACTGATCTAATTGAGCTAATCTGTTATTTGTCAGAATTCTTTCTAATTTAAGTTGTCCAAATTCTACTACTTTAGCTTGACTTGCGTCACGCAATTCTGTAATTGCTTTTAATTCGTCTTCTGTAAATTTTTGTGGTGTTGCCATAACTGTTTTCTCCTTAATTAATTACATTTATAAATATGCTAAACGTTTTTAAAAATACCGTTTTTTATTGATATGCCTTTGATTTTGTGCCAATGCTGGATCTGTTAAACGTCTTCTAGTTTGATTGATGTTTCCTGGATCAAATCTATCTAATACTTGACTTGGTTTAGTTGTTCTATCATATCCGCCAGGTGGTGGATCTACTATATTTGTATTGAATGCTTGCATTTCAGATTTAAAATTAATTTTTTTAACTGAATAACGCTTTTGAAATGTTTCTTTTCTTAACTCATTTTCAAATAATAATGTAGCTTTTGTTGTTAATGGAATAGTAGCTCTTACCATTCGATCTTCACCAGTATTATTCATAGTTTCAAATGAATAATCTCCAACATATGTATTAAACTTCCAACTAGTACCCCATGCAAATCCTCCTACTGGCATAATATCTTCTACAATTGAATTTAATTGTTCTGTATATTCTGTCCAAATTAATAAATCATATGTTACATCTATAAATTCTGGTACAGATGAAATATAATATTCTTGTGATGGTTTTTTTCCTTGTAAAACATTAAATCTATCATACTTATTTATTTTAGTATATTTGTTTTTAAATGTTAATGCATTACCTGGTGGATTAATATTTACGTCTAATTTTTTTAATGAATCACGTTCTACAATATTATTTCGTTTTATAAAAATTAATGGAGTCATTAATTTTCCTTTTGCATCTCTTATATAACCATGTTTCTGAACCATACTCCATTTTTCACCATTTGCAAACATTACTGGCACATCTATTAATTGTCCATCTTCTTCTACTTGCGGATGTATAGTTTCTCGTAAATATGATATAATAGCATAATCAACATCATAAATATTACATGTAGGAGTTTTTATAGTATCTGTATCTCTACGTATTTCATTAGCTCTATTAATTTTTTTATTAGTAGAAGCTGATGAATATGATTTATTTAATTTAATTTTTGCCATTTACTATAAATTCTTTGGTAATTGATATTCTTGATTAGGATTTCCACCAGTTCTAACTTCAACTAAATTTAATTTATTTCTTCTTGTTACATGAGCTTCAACTACAATAGATACTTGAAATCCAAATTCTTCTCTTTCTCCAGAAATATGTCCTAAATCAGTTGTTGGATTAGTACCTCTCCAATATTGGCTGCCAGATGTTTTATCTATTTCATAGTACTCATTATCCCACAATAGTATATCACCTTCTTCTATTATAATAGTCCTATCTTTAAGATAATCTCGATTAAATGCAAATATTCCAGTTCTGGTAGAATCTAATCCATAATCATCTGATATCATAGTTTTTTCATCTTTTTGCACAATACATGGTATTTTAATTGGTTGATAATATGATTTTTTATCTGATTCTCCATATAAATTTTCTCGAGTAGAATCTAATTCAAGTTTGTAGAATTCTATTTCGGTGTCAATTATCTCAACAACGAGTTCTCTATTCATATGTCTTATAAGACTTGCGTCTCTTCCTGAACCAAATAGTGCCATGTTTTACCCTATATAAATTTTAAGTGGTATCTTATTAAATTGTTCTTGCATAGAAGTAGCTTCTGCTGCTTTTCGTTCTAATTGTGCTTGCCTTGACATTGTATCAAGTATCTCTTTAAGTTCTGTTATAAGGCCTTCTTTTTCAGTCTGAGCGGCTGATATAAGGTCTGCTCCATTCAATGTAATTTCTGCATTTGGTATTGGTAATGCGGAATATTTACCACGAATATATCCTAACATTTCTTTTGCTAATGCTAATGCATATCTTCTAATCCATTGTTTACCAACTGCATTAATATTTGAATAAATAACATTTTCATATGGAACATTTGAAAAATCAGATATTGTTCCAGTTGCACCTTTTAAAGGATTAGACCGTTCTGATTTTTTAACATATGTAAAATGAATTTTTTCTGTTATTGATGTACTTGGTATTGGAAATATTTTTAATCTATCATTTATTAATTCAAATGAATATGCTGATTTTCTTATTTGATCATTAAACTCAATTGCTTGTAATCTTAATACATCTGCATACATTGGCATCATCATAAAAGATACTCCTGGAGAATAATTACCCCATGAAAATTGATCCATCATTTGTTGAGACCCTAAACCTGTACCTATAAACGGATCAAAATATCTTGCTAATGCTGGTGGTGCTTCATGATATATACGTTTAATTTCTATATCATCTACACCTGCTGTACCAGATTCTAATGTTACTCTTGCAGGATTAGTTAAATCATATGTTTGCTGACTTGATGATAATGTTAATGATCCTGAATAATATGTTACATTTCCTCCTGATCCAGCCTCTGTTCCATAATCTTCTGCTAGTTCTATAAGTCCACCAAAATTTGGAGATACTTTTTGACCAGTTAAATTTGATCCAGTTGCAGCACCATATAAACTTAATATGTTATCTCTAATATTAAATGTATTTACTTGAGCACCATATTCTGTTACTGCTTCTTCAAAACATGCATAAAAATTTATATCTTGTAATTCTATGTCTGTTAATGGATGTCCTAATCTTCTTGCACACCAAATTGCTGTATTATCCGCAGAAGATGTGAATTCATTGTCTGTATCATATAATCCAAAAGGAGTATCTCCTGTTGAAAATGACGATGATCCTGGCCAAATTGGAATTTTTATTGCCATAGTTTACCTTCTCTTATTTTTATATAAATATGTAGAAACGAAAGATTAAAGGAAGATTTTACTGATGTTAAATTCTGACTCTGCCTTGTCTAAAAAATACTCGGCCTGAGTCTGCTGAAATTCTAATTCTACCACCCTTGCCATTATCTATAGTAATATTTACATCATGTACCATCGTACCACCA